CCGCAGAATTTTCCAAACGCGTAACTATTCTTGATCAGCTTGAAAGAGGTGCAAATAAAATCATCAACCCATCTCAAAAGAGCTATGCAGAGTTTTATGATCAAACCATTAGGTTGCTCAACAGCAATGAGCTTGATGTATTTGATTTGTCCAAAGAAGATGCAGCAGTTAGAGAAAAATATGGCAACAACAGATTTGGTCAAGGATGTTGCTTGGCCAAGAGACTCATTGAAAAAGGTGGATGCAAATTCATTGAAGTATCTGATGGTGGTTGGGATACACACGTCAACAATTTTGATTCTTTGCAAGACAAATTAGCAGTTTTGGATCAGGCCATTGATGCACTCATCAATGATTTGCATTCATCTGGATTGCTCAAGAAAACTCTCATTGTAATTGCAACAGATTTTGGGCGCACTCCGAACATTAACATCAATGATGGCCGCGACCATCACCCTGGTTCATTCTGCGGTGTACTCATTGGTGCAGGCATCAGAGGTGGTCAAGCATATGGTAAGTCAGATGACAAAGGCATGAAAGCAGTTGAGAACATTGTTTCACCAGCTGACTTCAATGCAACCATTGCTGCTGCAGCTGATTTGCCTCTCAACAATGTTTTGATTTCTCCAGAAGGCAGACCATTCAAGCTTGCAGACAAAGGCAATCCAATTAAGGCATTACTTGCATGATGGATAAATAAATTCATGCAGAACCAAGCCTTTCACTTTGAGATTGAAGATCTCATTACGCAATTCATTGCGGCATTTGATGATTGTGTAATCAAGAGGTTCACTGGTTCTCGTGAGCAAAAAGATCAAATTAGTGTGCGTTATGTTTATGCACCCAAACAGCGTGTAATCTATGATATCATCAACAAAGGCAAAAACTTAACATTGCCTGTTGTTAGCATCAGCATCTCGCAAATTGCAAGAGATTCAACAAGAGTGTTCAATAAGCTTGATGGATTTTATTATCCTGCTGCCAACACCAACAATGAATATGCTGCTTTTTCAAACCAAGTCCTTTCACCTGTTCCAGTCAATATATCTGTCAACATGAGCATCATTGGCAAATATCAGACAGACATTGAACAAATCTTGTCTAATTTTGCAGCATACACAAATCCATATTTGGTCATAAGCTGGAAAATTCCTGCAGCTTATAACCTCACAAAAACATATGAAATAAGAACTGAGGTTGATTGGAGTGGTTCCATTGCACTCAATTATCCTGGTGATCAGACACCTGCAGATAATTACAGAGTAACTGCTGATACAAATTTTACAATCAAGGGATGGTTGTTTCCACAGGCACCTTCAAGCCCTGTTAAAAACATCTTCTTCATTGATGCTAATTTCTATGCAACAAGTCAATTGTCAGGCAATCCTCACAGAATGCTTTATTCCACTTTGGAAGATTATGCAACACTCAGTGCTTCTAATATAGCGGGTGTTGTCGAGACGATTAGTATATCTGCAGCACCTACTATTACTAATATATATTATGCAAATGGTGGTGCAGGCATTGGTCAGCAATTATCTGCAGGATATACACTGAATACATTTAATTCAGGAGGCATCATAACATTGCTTGGAAAGCGTTTTCAATATACCACACATGTTGGTCTCTGCAGCAACAATATTAATAGTTTTTATGGAACGCTTACAAGTTTTAACTTTGCATATTATCCCACAATAAGTTGTTATTTGTTGGATAATTTTACCATCGTAAATGAGAACATAATCTCTTTCCGCATGCCAACATTAACAGCATATGGAACATTTAATTTTGTAATCATTGATGAAGCAGGCTATGATACAACCTTCAGCGTCAATGGTAGCAGCTTCTCTTATGTTGCTGCACCAAGTGCTGCGCCTGAAAACACATATATCTTTTTAGATGATTCTTTGACTATTTTGCAGTTGGATCAAGATGATGTGCTGCTGCAACTTACATAATTAATTATAAGTATCATCTGTAGCTGTTCGCAAGTAAATAACTAAATAACTAGAATGGACTCTTCTTATAGCAATCAGTCAAATGTGCAGCAAACTTTTGGTAGGCAGTTGATGACCTATATATCTTCTAAGCTGCCATATTCTGGATTCAATATTTTGGATTTCACAGAAAAAGAAAATCCAAAGTTCAAGACATTTGAAGAAACAGGCATTCGTAGAAATGAAGCGCTTGCAAGAAACTCCATCTCACAGTCTAATCTCTTCTCAGCGGGGTATGGTGAATTCCGTGATCTCGGTTTTGGTGATCTCATGTATGCAAACATGCAGAACGACAAAGGTTCACGTTTGCAAGATTACAGAGTCATGGCTGCTTTTGCAGAAGTGTCAAATGCTCTTGATGAAATTTGTGATGAAATGATCAACAGAGATGCACAAAATCATACAGTGAGTGTAAAGCTTAAAAACTTTACAATGGATGCAGTTGATCTAGAACAGCTGCAGCTTGAGTTTCAAAAGTATGTTGAATTTTTTGATTTGGAAAACAAAGGCTGGACGTATTTCAGAGACATGCTGATTGAAGGTGAATTGTATTTTGAACACATCATTCATAAAAAATATTCAGATCAAGGCGTTTTGGGCATAATTAGAATGCCTACTGAACTTGTTGATCCTGTTTACAACAACATTCAAAACATGATTGTCAAGGGCTATCTTTACAGAAAGCCTATTTTTGATGCTGTCAATCCAAAGAAAAAGATTGAAGAAAAAATGATTCCAATGCAGGAGAATCAGGTTGTTTATGTCAACAGCGGCATTTGGAATCAAAATAAAACAGTTCGCCTGCCTTTCATTGAAAATGCTCGCAGAGCTTATCGTCAATTGTCACTCATTGAAGATGCCATTGTCATCTACCGCCTGGTACGTGCACCTGAACGTCTCATTTTCAATGTGGATGTTGGCAACATGGCACCACCAAAAGCAGAAGCATATTTGCGCAAACTCATTCAGCAATACTGGAGCAGCAAAACATTTGATGTAGATCAAAATGATGTAGTGCGTAAGTTTAATCCACAAAGCATGTTGGACAGCTTCTGGTTTGCTAAGCGCCAAGGATCTGAAGGCACCAGCGTGACTCAATTGCCGGGTGGACAAAATCTTGGCGAGTTGACAGACTTGATGTACTTTGTCAAGAAGTTGTATGAAGCACTCAAAGTGCCAGTGAATCGTTTGGATCCACAATCACAAATTTCAGATGGCAGCACCGTGTTGCGTGAAGAATTAAAGTTTGCTCGCTTCATCATCAGAATGCAACAGATGTTTGCATCAGGCATCAAAAAAGGTTTCATTACTCATTTGCATCTCAAAGGGCTTTGGGACAAGTGGAAACTCAAGGACTATTATCTTGATGTGGAATTCAACCCACCCACCAATTATTACGAACTGCGTCAGAGTCAGCGTTTGGAAGCCAAAGTGGGTAACTTCAACAACCTTGCATCTAACCCAACCGTCTCACAAACTTACTTGCAGCGCAAAATTCTGGGATGGAGTGACATTGATATCAAGGCTAATAGAGAATACTTGCGTGCTGATAAAGAGTTTGAATGGGAGCTCAATCAGATTACCAATGCGGGTCCATATTGGAAGCTCATGATGGGTGGTGCAGCAGCTGGCGCAGAAGCTGGAGGTGCACCTCCGGGTGGCGGTAGTGGTGGAGCAGGTCCGGGTGGAATGCCACCAGAATTTGCAGGTGGACCAGCTGCACTTGAAGTGCCACCCGAAACTGGTGCACCGCCTGAAACTGGTGCACCAGAAGATGCACAAGCTGCACCCGCACCTGAAGCAGGTGCATAAATAACATAGTATCATGGCTTGCACTATCACACCCATCTCTGCGTTCCAATCAACAAATTTAAACAGCAGAATTGACACTTTCTGTAGATTAGCAGACAGAATTGTAAGAGCTTTGGGTGCACCTCTCATCACCATTGAAGTGCACCAAGATCAAATTTTTGAAAACATTGGCATTGCTTGTGAATTATTCACTCGTTATGCTGGATACACTCAGGAGTATTTGATTTTTGATTCTAATTTGTATGAGAAAAACAAAGGCATTCGTTTGGATGTTCTTTATACGCTTTCCAATTCAAATTTAACATTGGATCGCAAACTTCAATCACAGACCACATCAAGATCAACGTCCCCATACATTGAACCGCCTCCAACTGAATATGTTTGCGTGAGTGCAGTGCCTGTTTCTTATTTTGCGCAGATACCTAGCTTGTCTGCAGATTTTACCACAGAAGGGTTGTTTGAGTTTCAGTTGTTGGATGAGCAAACATATACAAGTGTGTTGACTTCATTTAAGACCACGCTCAACATTTCCTTGTCTAATGCATTCAAGCAAACACTACGCACCAACAATAAACTTTCCATTCAAGGCGGTTGTGCAACATCAAACATTGAGAAGTACAACAACATGTTTGATTATGATGTAATGGATTACCGCAAAGTCATATCAGTCACAGACTTTGAAGAAGGTAGCACCACAGGCATCAACACCTTGTTCACCATTGAGCAAACTCTTGCTCAGCAAACATATTTCTCATATGCCATGGGCAATTATGGCTTTGATCTTGTGTCTTGGTATACTCTCAAAAACTGGCTTGATACAAGAGAAAAAATGCTTGCAACCAAACGTGAAATGAAATTTGATGATCGTACTCAATATATGATCATGTATCCGCAGCCTAAAGAAAATAGTAGGTTCTATGGTGTCATTTCAGCATATGTGGAGAGACCGCTCAGAGACATCATCAAAGAATTTTGGGTGTATGAATATGCTCTTGCGCTCACAAAAATCTCTGTAGGTTATGTTCGCGGCAAGTATGGTCAGTTGCCTTTGTTTGGTGGTCAGGTGTTCTCTTCTGATATGATGACACAAGGCACTGAAGAAAAAAAGCGTCTTGAAGAGCAGCTCTTCACTGGATCTGCACCAGGCATGGGTGCTGTAGAACCAGTTATGTTCTTGGTAGGATGATAAAATTTATAAAAATCTATGTATTGCAGCACACAAAACATAGATTTTAATCAAGCTTACATAAATACGAATATGGCGTTTAAACTGCTAGTCGAAAAACCTGCACCTCAGGAAGAATTTGAGTACATTGTTGAAGAGAAAGACCGTACATCCCCTGCTACACTCTTCATCAAAGGCCCTTACATGATGGCCAATGGAGTCAACAGAAACAAGCGCATGTATCCGCTTGAGGAAATGACACGTGAAGTTTCTCGCTACACAGATGAAATGATCAAGACTGGCCGTGCCATGGGTGAACTCAACCACCCCACAACAGCAGATGTTGATTTAGAGCGTGCATGTCACATTGTAACTGAATTGTGGCAAGATGGCAATGTATTTTATGGCAAGAGCAAAGTTCTCTCCACACCATGTGGATTGATTGTTCGTGCTCTTGTTAATGATGGCGTCAAAGTTGGCATGAGCTCAAGAGCTCTTGGTCAGCT